ACAACTTTCTGAAGTTGCTGTAAGTGGCGCATTAGTGTAATGTAATTTTGCCACATACGCAGGCTCTTTTAATAATCCTTGAGTTACTGCTGGTGTTGATGTGCCACAATCATACATTGCAAATACTTTTACAATGTATGTATCAACTGTAGTAATTGCAGGATCTAATATTTGATAACTTAAAGGTGAGTCAGCAACAATAACACTAACTAGTGGTGGAATTGTACCAGTAATGTCATATACTTCAACTTTGTAAGCAATAGGTGCTTGAACTCCTGTTGTTACAGGTGCAACCCATGTAATTGTAGCACCTATTGTAGTAATACTTGATATTGTCACAGATACTGGTGGAATAGGAACACATGTAACAGGCGATGGTGTAGTAGTCATGCAATCATTTAAAGTACATACAACCAACCATAAGTTTGTCATAGCATCAGCCACTGTTTGTACATTTGAAATCCAGCCAGGGACATCTCCATAAGTTGCTCCTGTTGTACTACAAGGTTGTGGTGTATTGGCATCAATACACACATTGTTAAGCATATTTTGCCAACTAGTAACACTACCTAGTAAACTAGTATATTCACACAAGCGCTGCTCAAGATTGTAAAATGCTACATCAATTGGTAATGATTCACCAGGAGTTGTATTATTACTTAAACATTGTGTGACAACTGTGGTTACTGGAGGAGTACTTCCACCACCAGAAACAATAGACTCAAGAATTGTAACTCTCGTGTTGATAGTAGTAATTACTGCATTAATGCTGTTAATATCAGCAATAAGTCTACAAATAATTGATGCCAAATAAGCAGCATACTCATCTAATGGCAAAGCTGTAACTGTATCTCCTTCTGAATTTACATAATATAAACAATCAGGCAACTGAACATCTGGTAATGGAGTTGGTGGAGTTGGTGGAGGTGGTGGATCTGGAGTACATGCATTTGTAATAATCAATTGCAATGTTTCAAGTAATGTATCTGGTGCAGCCTGACCTTGAGCTAATAAACATTCAAAATCTAAAGTTGTTACATCAAGAACATTTTCTGTAATGTCACATAGAATTTGTGCAAGCTGATAAACAACTTCATCTATTGTATCTCCTGAACACAGATTAATGCATGAAATATCAGGACCATTCCACACAACACAAGATGCAGAAACTGGCATACATCCATTCTTTCCATACTTGCTTGCATTTGGTGATATAGGTTTCATTTACAGTGTTTTAATTTGTTCTTTAATAGCAGTGAATGTACAACAACATTCTTCTGGTAAATGGCAATCATAACGTTCTTTACCTCTCTCATAGAGAATCTTCATCTCATATGCATAGTCTGGATCTAGACGCTTCTTACAAATGTCTAAACCAAAGCGACTTTTGTTGAACTCTAAGAATAGAGAATCAGCAAATAGTTCATTGATATGTGAACGTGCACCCATTATTTTTTAGGATAATAATTTTTTGGAACATCCCAAATGTATTGTGTATCTCCTCCTGGTTTAGCATTAGGATTGATGCTGTTTTCATAAGCTGTTATGCAAGAAGTACATACTGATGTACCATTACTAGCAACTTTTTGCTGGCATCCACAAGACAATTTTCTATTACAGTTTGAACATTTCATAAATTGGTTATCTACAAGTTATACAACAACCCATAATATACTTATCTAACAGTTTGTTTGCATATGCTAACATCTCAATACCTTGCTCTGGAGCATGACAGTATTCTACTTTAGCTTTTGCTGCATCTATTAGCATTTTAATATATCGCAAGTCATCAAGTTTTTGTTTCTCTTCTGATGTGGGCTCACACTCTTGCAAGTGCAATTTACAAATTTCACCGTAATATCTATTCAAAGTTTTTGTTGTTCTTAAGTGATAATATGTCACATAAGAAATATCATTTGGTGAAATGCTATAACGTATTGTGTAGATACCATCAGGAATACTTGATCCTGGAGGGCAGTCAATGCCTAAATCTACTGCATCTAAAACAATACAAAAGTTAGGAGTAAGTCCTGTAGTTATGTATACAGGTTGATTTGTTCCTGGCAGTGTGATATCCAACTGCTGACACACCACTGGAAGCAATGTTTGATCACCATAAATTGATGTATCAACAACTCTAAGAATGTTCTCACAAGCTGTTTCAGGAATATCTAATTGTAATATATGTTTTATCGCCATAACCTTAGAGTTTAGTAAGATGGACTCTCATTAAAATTTAAACAAAATATCTTACAATTGCAACAAAAAAAGAAAAGAAGAGCGCAATGCCCTTCTTTTCCCTTTTGTGCGATATTGTGATGATACTACGCTACAACTTGTAGAACTACACCAGCTTGCGCTGAAGCTAACCAAGCGTTCCACCAAGCTTCAAATGCATTCAAGCTTGTTAGAGTTGCGCCAGCAGCAGTTGTGTACGCAGGAACAACAATCTTAACAAGGTATTGATCGTTATCAAATACACCTGTAGGGTTGTTTTTGCGTGGAATGCTGTGTAACAAATAGTAAACGCTATAACGATTACCACGTACAATCTCAGGACCACCAGAGTTGCTTGTTCCAAGAGTGGTGTCACCATTGATTTCACGTAAACGTGGATCTTGGTACCAAGGCTCTTGTTGGTAACGTTTAGCTAAGATTAACTCACGTACCAAAGTTTCACCAAATCCTTTACCTTGTTTTGCAGCTTGAACTTCACTTACAGTAAAGCAAGATACAACACATGGGTTACCATTCAACTCATTAGAGTTATTAGCATAAGCAGCTAATGAAGCGTAAAGCAAGATTGGCTCAGTTTCAAAGTGATCCATTGGGCTGAATGAACAGTCACCAAACACAGTGTCAACATATGCACCAATGATGTCTAAGCAAGAATCAGTAGTTACTGCAGCAGCACCTGTTAAAGGAACGTAAGTTGCAGAATTGATTTCGCGATAAACTTTGATTGCTGTACCAGCTGCAACGTTTGCAGGGAATACAAATGGAGTACCATTAGCATTTACAAGGTTAACAGTAGTACCTGATACATAAGCACCAGAAACATACGCAGTGTAACCACCAACTTTAACTTTGTTACCAGCTTGGATAGCAGTAGCACCAGAACCAGCAGAAGCAACAATTACAGATGTAGCACCAGCAGTGACAGCACCTACTGTAGTAGCCAATGCAGTTTTGTTCCAAACTTTAGCGTTAACAAATTGACTCAAGAATGGAGTAGAGTTGTTTCCAGAAGAAACACTGTTGATTTGGTCAGCCCATTGCAACAATACAACGTTTGGATCAACTTTATCAGGTGTAGTAGCAGCACCTGTGTAAGTGCAGCATCCTGTGTAACCACTAAGTGTTTGGTACAAGTTGTGGTTTAAGAAACGTAAAGCAGGAGAACCTTTGATGTCAAGACGTAAGTCATACATAGTCTCACAATCTAAACCACAGTTAACTTGACATACTTCAAGTACGTTGTTTACTGGAGCAGCAGGGTCTGTTCTGTAAAGAGAACTAACCAATTTTGCATTGATTCCTTTTGACTTTACAGTTTCTTTGTAACCACCATGGAAAGGACCAAGTTTGTCACTTGTGTGGAAACTACCTTGTGCCAAGTATACTTGCGTATATTGACCAGCACCTGTACCAAATGTAGGAAGTACAGCTGGGTCAATTGGAACATTGGTTAATGCATTAACAATCGCAACTTGACCAGCAGCAATAGCTACTGTAGTTGCAGGGGTTGAACCACCGCTTGGGAAAGGTACTGGAGTAGCACCACCAGCAGGGTGCGTTGCAGATAACATCTTCTGAAACGCATGTGGAAAATAAGCCATAACAATTAAAAATTAAAAATTAAACAAAAAACAAATTATTTCAAAAACTTAAGTTTATACTTAGCAGAGTTCAATGTGCTCTTGACAGTGTCAAGGTCATTCACTATTTCGCTATATGGCATAATAGCTTGTAGTTCATTGATCTCTGTGGTCAGTTCTCGTATATAAGATAATGAATCTTCTACAGAATTCAAAACTTTCAAAGGATATTCTTCTGAATGTTTGCATTCTACTAGAACTTCTGCAGCTCCTTGATAGCTTTCAATAAGAGTATCTGCATGCCCAGGCAGTGCATCATACAATTCATTGAGTGCTTTGTGTGCTGCAAATGATCCAAGATCTTTTACTTTTAAATGAAGCAAGTGAAAAGAAGTACCAGCCATCATAAGTTTTAAACCCATTTCTGCTACTTCCATGTCAAGAGATTCTTCAGCATCATGTGCTTCATATGATGCGCTCTCTTTTCTTTTTAGTTTATATACTCCTGCAAAATCCATTTTACATTATTTTAGTCATTCATTGCTTGGTTCTGTTGTGCAATACTCATTTGGTTAAATGATTCAATATCGCCAGCTATAATAGCTACTGCACCTTCTACAATCAGTTCTGCAACATCATCTTTAAATTCACATGTTACATCAACTGTAGAAGCTACTCCAGTAGAAGGATCAACACAACCTAAAAATTGCACCTTTCTAGGAGTTCTGTAATATGTAAGCTGAGCATCATCAATTTCAAACTCATTGTTTGTATAAATCCTGATTCTGTTGCTTTGCATAGTACAGAAAGTTTCTTCCCATTCCCAACTTGGCTTTTTGAAATCATCACTAAGCAAGTTGTCAACGTCAGCTGTTTCATCAAGGTAAACAATCATGTGTCTTGCAGGACAACAATCTTTAATACCTTTTACAGATACACGTTTGAAATAAAGATAATCATCTGGTAATAACTCTGTTTCATAATAGCGATCCTGCTTATTTGCAAGAATATCAGCTGTCAAAAGTATCTTTTGTACATCATCAATCTGCATTTTAGAAGACTCATCAGAATCAGGGTGATTAGCATTGACGTGAATTTGTCTTCTAATCCAATCCAGTTGCGCTTTGTTAAATGCCTCAACTATTTGCCAACACTCAATGTTGTCATAGTCAAATGAAGCGAGTTTATTCAAACGCTCATATATCTTTATTCTGAGAAGATTGTTATCCATTAGTTATTCCAATGTTTTTCTACTGTACGTGTAAGATCCATCAAAATCTCTTCATTTAAAGGATTTTTCAAGTACTCAGACACTTCAGCAGGAGTTTTACCAAGCATTGCTCCACTAGCCATGTGATAGATATTACCATCCCCACGTGTTGCAATAATTTTATAGAAGTTAGCATCTTTCACCATTGCACGCAATTTCAATGTTTCCATATCAAATGCTGATGTCTCTAGGAATCTAGATGCTGTTTTCTTTTTGTCTTTATCAACTGTCTCACCATTGATGTATTTATCCATGTTGTCATAAAGAACATCATTTGGTGTTGACTTGCGATATTGTGTAGAGTTTGCATCAATCACTTTACAAACCAAGAATAGTTTGTTTGTGTTTTTATCATACAATTTCTGAAGTTCTGCAAGAGCTTTGTTACGCAATTTTTTAACTTCAGTTTTGATAGATGCAGTTTCTTCATATTTGTCAAGATAAAACTTGAAAGAAGAATTACTTCTTGCTTGATCTAATGACTTAGCAACAATAGAAAAACCACCTGCCTCAATAGCTCTTAGCTTAATTAAGTCATATGGATCAATTGTAGGATCTAAAAACACTGGATCATTACCTACACGAATCACAATCTTTTCCCAAAATTCAGAGTTGTCTGGTCTTAAGAGTTTTACTTTGTTCCAGAATTGCTCATCTTTTGGATCAATAATATTTGATGCGAGTTCTTTTTCAAGTTGTGCAACAATAGTTCTAATTTCTTTTACTGCTGCCTCTCTCTCATCTTCAGGTAAAGCTTTAATTTCTGGCGCAAATTCATTCAATCCTGTAACATAACGCTTGATGCCATTAAATTCCAAACATGCAATTACCTCTTCATGAATAACACCCTCAAATACAACCATTTCATAACGCTCTAATCCCATGTTAGAATTAGTGTTGTTAGCAAAAGGTTTGATTGAGACTGTACTTGTGCGCTTTAAGCCTCTGTCTTTTTCAACTACTGTAATGTTTTCCATTTTGTTTTGTTTTGTTTTTGGGTTTTTCTTTCTTTCTTCTTTTGCAACGTTGGTCAGCATTTCTGCCTAAGCTCATGAACCACGTCAAGGTGTTGCACTCATGAGTACCAAGAGATGTCTCTTGGCATACTTCCACATCAAACTATGTTTGACTTGAGGAGGTGGAGTTTCTTCCTATTAGGTTGAGAAGAAGGAGGAACTTAATCCCCCTTCCCTCTTCCTTATATAGTAGTAGACTAGAATGATCCTCCTGTAACAGGGTTTCTCATTACAATCTTAAGAACCTTAGTAGGATCTTTAACCCAGATCGCTGGCATTGTTTGGCTCATCATAACGCGATATCCATTGAAGTTACCAGAAGACTGGAATCCTTGGCTGCGTCCCATGTAGTCCATAGTACCATTTTGATAGAACCATTTCAACTCATTGTCCCACTTCAATTTCAACAAGAAGATGTTGTCATTTGTGTTATCAGTGATATCAAAAATGATGAAGTTGTAAGAAGATAATGGGAAACCATCAATGATTGGGTTTTCAATATCATTTGTGTGAACGTTGTCAAATGCAGGGTTCAATACAAATTTCACATTTGCCAAGAATGGAATTGTGTAGCTTGTAAATGCAAATCCAAAGTTCAAGTCCATTGCATTGTTACCAGAGATAGCACCAACACCTGATTGGTCCATGTTGATAACTGTTTGAAGACCTGTACCAAATGCTTCTTTCTTGATAGCCTCATTGATCATTTTCATACCAGCCATACCAGTTTGAACGATCAAGTTGCGTTGTGGATCTGGTCCTTTGAATTCAACTTTACCATTGAAGAAGTTGAAGATCTCAGAGCGGAACAAGTCAAGAGTAAATCCTGATTTGTTGTAGATACGCTTGTAAGAGTTATCCAACTGACCCCAAAGACCCACAGATAAACGCATGTCATCTGGACCATCTTGCTTGATACGTCCACCTTGTCCCCACATTAAGTAGGTCTCAATGTCAGTAGCAATTTTAGTCAAGTGAGCAGCTTCCATCTTAGTTAAGAAAGAGCGTGTCAATGAACCATTGTCATAAGCTTTCTTGATATAGTCTTTACCCATAACAGCTAACATTTGGTCAATGTTTGCAATTGATGGATCAAGGTTTTTGTCAAATGAACGCCAGATCTCAGTTACAGGAACTGAACCATCAGCATTAAGACCACCTTTCATCATCATCTCTGCGCGAGAAGATACTGAATAGTGAACGTGAGCTTCAGCACCACCTACAAAGTTGTAGTACTCACGAAAGCCATTTGTCAATTCACCAATGTCAGAGAAACGCTCACCATACTCCCCACGTGCAGAACCTTTTCTGAAGAATTTAGTTCCAGGCTTCAAGTATTTGTGATCCAATGACGCAGTGTTATTGTTGTTCACAAGTTGAACAGTGTAGATGTAACCATCTGCAGAAGGAAGGATATCATCAGCAGTGATGTACATCTCCAAACCTTTGTATTTATCATAAGTGATGATATCACCATGACCAAATACACGTCTGTTCAATTTGATTTTGAAAGTAGTACCATCTTGACCAAGAATAGCAGAAGCTGGTTCAATATCTTCAGTTACATAAGGAAGGTCAGTTACAATTGGAGTCTGCCACTTGTACTCGCCACGTGGTGTGTCTACCAAGATTGTGTTTTTACCTCCAAATGAAGACATTTGGTAAAGAGGCATTTCTACTTTTTGAGACATTGCCCAAAGATCAACTGGACCCAAATCCATAGGTTCAGCAGACTTCAGCATGTTCACTAGGTGGTATGAATCTAGATGAGATGATACCTTGTAGCTGGTATCTCGTAGAAACAGACCATTGTTTAAAACTGGTGTTGCCATTTTGTTGTTATTATTTAAGTTAAAAAATTAAGTACATTCTATCTTGCAAAAATATTGCGTGGTTTCTTTAATGAAGATCTTGAACTACGTTGTTCAGGTTCCTCATTTACTGTAGAAGATAGGCGTCTAGCTTCTTCAGTTTTTAGTTTCTTCACTGTTTCTTGAGTTACTTCATTGCGCGCTTGTTTTCTAATTTGTTCTTTATAATCATCTGGATCAGATAACAACCACAATGTTTCTGCAATTAGATCATAACGTGGTTTGTCACTAAACTGATAATCTTCTAAAAGTCTACCAAGTAAGTTTGTAGGTCTTCCTTGCAAGCTTTGGTATTTCAAAGTTGTGAGCTCATCCCACAAAAATCTTTGACGCTTGTTATCAACTTTAAGACCATTCAAATCACCTGGCTTCAAAGTGTTGTATATGTTTTCCATATACGCTTCTTTTTGTTGTTGCTGCTGTAGTTTAAACTGCTCTTGCTGTTGTAGCTTAGCTTGTAAAACTTGAGCTTGCATGTCATCTAACTTTGGTTTGAATTGATTGGCACGCTTTGTAATTGTACCATTGTCAACCCATTCTTGGATTTGATCTTCAATCAATGACTGATCACCATTTCCAAAGTTAGTAGCATAAAGATATTGACGTACAATAATCTCTTGATGCTCATCATTCTGTGGATCCAATGAACGTTGTTCTTCTACTTGAGCTAATGCTCTGAACAATCCTTTCATATCTTTTCCACCTTCAGCAACATACTTTGCAGCATATTGTAACTCTTCTGGCAGTGCTTCAAAGAACTCTTTAGGAGTTTGCTCACGCAGTGCTCGCTCCTTTTCATCTAAGTTGGCTTGGATTAATTCTTTCCAATCCTTCATAGAATATTCATCAAGTGGTTTGTCATCTTCAAATCCCATGAGAACGCCTTCATCAATGAGTTTTGAGAATGTTTCTACCATTCCACTTTTATCAATTTTTTTGCGTCCAGCTTTATTACCTTCCTCTTCTTCTGCAGCAAATGCATCATCCAATTCAGCTAAAGCTGAGTCCACTTCCTCTTTTGTTACTTTCTTAGTATCATCTCCTTCATCTGAACTGTCAGAATCTAAGAATGTAAGGTCTGCAGGTTTGTTAGGTCTTGAGAAGACTGTGCTTTTTGGCTCATCATCTTCATCACTTGTAACAACACTATCAGCGCCTGGTAGTGGTAAAAAATCATCAATACTGTCAAGTACTACTGAAGTCACGTCTTGACTTTCAGGTTTTTTATTTGTTGTATCTTCCATACTTTGTTTTTTGAGGTTTTTCTTCTGTTCTTCTTCAATAATAAGTTAGCAAATAAACTCCAAAAATTTAAACTAGCAATCAGTGCAAATGAAAGTTTTTTACACTATATCGCTAACCTATTTTTTGCCATCATATTTATTTTTATTTGCTAGTGCAATCTGTAGTTGTTTATCAGCAATCTCTTTGCGTGTAAGCATTTCCTGACGCTTGATATCATTAGTGGTTTGCTCTTGTATCATGCGATTAGTTTCACGCGTTTGCTCAAGGCTTTGATCCTTCTCGCGCGCGCGTCTCTTATCTAAATACTCAAGTGTATCAAGGTAATCTGTTTGCTTATTCTCATTAAGATCTTTCATACCAGTATAACCAGCTGATCTGATCTCAGCAATTTGAATATCAGCATCTCTATCAAGTTGTGCTTGCTCTGCTTTAAATTTAAGCTCAGCTTCTTGACGTGCTGTTTCACCTTCCTGACGCATTTTCTCTGAGTCAGTTTGTGCTTGTGCTTGTTGCTGCTGTTGTTGTTGAACTTTTTCTTCCACCGCTTTAAGAGTGTGTGTAATCTCAGCAAGTGAGTCTGCCTTAAGAAGATTACCTAAATCATAAATAGATGCGCCAGAAGTGTTGTTATTGAGTGCTAGTTGTCTAATTTGCTCCATCAACTGACGTTGATTAACCTTGGTAGACACAAATACATTCATATCTCTTGCTAAAAGCTCAGTACCATTCAATTCAAAGTTTACTTTCTCATCCATGCTTGTCATGTATTGTAGTCTCAAGCTTGGTCTATTAGAATGATAGTATTGAGCAAGGTCAGTACGCATTTGATGCACGCGTGGCATAAGGTATTCAGAGTGCTGTACAAAGTACATTTCTGTCTGAGAATAACTTTGATTGATTGCTTGCTCAATTCCTTGTGCAGTTTCTTGTGCATTGACAGCTCCTAAACGCTGAGGTGAAATACCAATTGTTTCAAAACACTGTTGTTTAAAGTGATTTGCCAATTGGATTCTGCTCATCAATCTGTTTGTTTGCTCCAAGTTAAGTACTTGGTAATGCTGGAAGTTAAGAGCATTCTCTGTATTGGTGATAGATGTATCTAATGGTAAGATGCCAAAGTTCTTCATTGCCACATACGCCTTGCCAAAATTACCATGACCCCAGTCTTCACCAGCAGAGTGACGTGGTAACGCGTTCTGATCCAACATGATAACTGTACCTAACTCATCAATAAGGATATCAGCAATTTGGTTGTTAACAAGATTGTATCCAATTTGGTATGGTTTCATTTTATCTACAAGTGAACGTGACTTGGTATTTCTATCAGAGAACACAGCACCTTCAATTGGTAGTTTAGAACCATACAATGTAAAGTCTCCTTTAAACTGGAACTTGGTAGGAGCCACATCCAAGTAGATAGGAGAAAAGTTTAAGTTGTCTGTATTACCATAGAATGTAGGTCTGTTAGGGCCAATCTTGACACCACCCCATACATGGTTGATCCAAATCCAATCAATGTGCTCTCCCATTACAAGAGTCTCGCGACATTTCTTCTTGATAACTGTAGTATTATAAACAGGTTTCTCAGTGACTTTATAATTCTCATCTACTACCATCTCAACGAGCATTCCTTGCTCATCAATGCGTGTAAGATGTCCTACCATTCTTTGAGATTTCCAGTAGCATGTAGTAACACGTAACAAACCTGCATTATCAAAATCCATTAAGTCCTCAGATTCAGTAAGAATCTTAAGGATGATGTCATCACCATACGCGTTTGTAGTATCACGATATGATGTAAATTGGCGCATACCTAATGATGGACCATCTACATTCCACTCATGTGAGCGCGTAGCATCATAAAAAGAACCATCATTTTGTACACCAGGTAAGATATATCCTGCTGATTTAACAGGATAGATTGCTTCAAGACTCTTTAATTGATCACCAGTCATTTGGTATCCATACTTATCAATCACATCAGCAACTGTCATCAAGTCAATTTTACCTCCCCAGTTAGACTGAGAAATATAACGTGCTCCTGGTGACTTGTGATAGAATGTGATAAGTGGATTCCATACCTCAAGCTCATAGTCATCTTCAAGCATTTTGAAATGCCAGAATTCTCTATCTGCAATTAAGCTATCTCTAAATGCAAGTGTTTCAAGTTCTTTGAGGTTAAAACGCTCCTCATCAACATTATGTTGGTGAGTTGCCCACTCTTCTACCATTGACTTGTAATTCTTTTTAAAGAATTCCTCAATCTCTGGCAATGTTTTGATGTTTTCTGGAGACATCATTTGCTCAGCTTGTTTAGCTTGCTCCTGATCTTCCATGTTAAGACCCATCTTCTCAATCTGCATTTTCATTTTCATTTCTGCATGAGCAAGAAGAGATTCCTCAACCATCTGTCTTTTCTGATCCAACATCTCATTGAATGAAAGATCATCTACAGACTTGTACATAATCTTGTCATTTCTCTTTGCAAACTCCCCAACCATCACGTTGATTACATTTGGAATGATAGGGAAAAACTTAAGTTCAAATGCTGAGTTGTCTTCTTTTGTAAGAACGTCAATGAGCTCTGCCATATCATTGTCCTCTTCTACAATGTAGTCAGTTTTATCAATGATACCATTGGCAAGCTTGTAGTTCTTCATAAGCCTACGCGCATTTCTGCGAATCTGCTTAAGTCCTTGCATCTCAAACCAATCCATATTCCAAGCTCCCCAAGCATCATCTTTATCTTTTGCTGGGAGAAACTGAACTGGTTGGGTAAATGTACCCATCTTGTTATATTCAGCTTTTGCGCCTTTCTTAAGTTGCAGTGCGTTAAATATTTGCATAATTACCTCATATTTTTAAATGGGTTCCTTGGTTTCCTCATAGCTGATGCAGACGACTGTGAATTGTCAGCACCAAGATGACGAAAAGGACTCATAAATAAGTTACTATTTTTATTTGTATTTTGCAAGTTATCAGTGTTTTCATGTTCAACACGTTTTCCAAAGCCCCTGTTAGATTCTTGCACCTTAGCAAAAGCCACTAAAGCACAGAATGCAACTAGTCTATCCACGTTGAGCCCATCCCTGTATGCTGCCATTTCTCTCAGAAGCATGATATCTGGAATTCTTTCTACACCATAAGTTACTTTAGTGATAGTTCCATCAGGTTTTGTCTCAACATTAATTTCTTCTTCAAGAAACTGGATAGCATATGACACTAAGTTAGCTTTAAATAACGTACCTGTGTTACGCCATCCATATTCTTGGAACACATTGTTGTTACTTCCAAGTTCTTTTAGGAACATGATCTGATTCTTAGGTACAAGATATTTCTGCTTGCGTCTTGAGATCATGTATTGTATAAACAAGTGTACGTTGTTCTCTACAATTGTCCATGCGTTATAGTATTCTATGATTAACTCCAAGCGCTCATGAGTTTTCTTAAGGTCATCAAAACGACCACACCATGAAGCTACAATTCTATCTCCCTCCACACGCGACTCAATTGATCCATCTTTCTTGTGCACAGTCACTTCTTGCGCTGTTTTATACACAAAGATGGAACAGAGTGATTCTGACGTAGTGGTCTTACCTTCTGATACAGGGTCAATAGATGCGTAGTAGGTTCCAAACTTAGGATTGGCTATTGGCTTTTCATAGATTACAATAGCACCTTCCTTGTTTTCTGTCTTTGGAGAAATAGGAAACTCCATAATTGGAATCTTACGCGTAGCTTTCTGTACAATTTTGTCATCTTCCCAAATCAAATCTACAAACTCTGTAGGGTATTCTTTCTCTTCAATTCTTCTAATCTGCTGAGCCACAAGGTGTTCTGGAAATCTAGCTTCTTTTCTGTAGTCAAAAGCTTCTTTGATGTTGATTGGTTTCTGAGAAATACGTAGTCTGTAGTCCTCAGGTTTTAGTTTCTTTTTCCACTCCAAGCGTTCTGCAAGAATCATTTCTACTGCTTCTTCCACCTTAGAATTACCCCAATCATCAATACATGGAAGCATTGACCACTGTTCAGGAATAAATAAACCACATTGACCTTTGGTTCCTTTATCATCTAACAAGTCAGTATCTACTGCAAGTACATCTTTGGCGTCAGGATTGAGTATTAATTCTTTCAATGGCTCACACTGATCCAAGTCACCCACAGATCCTGCAACCACAAACATACCTGTGTACATCATACCTGATTTCATTGCAGGTAATAAGTACTCCAGCGTGACGTTCATCTTAGGGGCAATACCTGCTTCCTCGTGGAAGAACAAAGTACATGGACCCCCTACACCATTTGTTGGATCTTTCTCTAGTACAAGTCCAATGATTACAGACTTGAGACCAACATCCACCTTTCTACCACCCTGTGTAACCTCTGCTTTCTGCTCCCAGTTGAGAACCTTGTCAGGATTACATGGACGATACCATGCTGTATGCTTGTTCAAGAAGTTGCGATATTCTTCAAGAAAACGCCATGTTCCTTTCTCATTGATATAATCTTTGAGTGATCCTGCCATTTTAGCAACAGAACCCTCTTCAAAATAGAACTGATTAATGATTTTTCCTGCATGATAGTAAGAAGACGCAATCTGACGTTTCTTTAGAATGGCTGCATGCTTGTTAGTTTGGTATGCAAGCTCCTCATACAGAGCCATATGGTACTGTGCATCACGCACATCAGCAAATGTAAACCTGTTTACCTCTTTGTTGTAGATAGGTAAGAAGTTTAACCACATGTAATAATCACGTGGAAGGTACCATTTGTTACCATTGTTTTTGTAGATCACACCATTTCTACACTTTTCTTTTTCTTTATTCCAAAACTCAACAAAGTCTTTAGAACGTTCTGGTGCAAGACAGTATACTCTGTCTTTTGTAAACTTGCGTCCTTGCTCATTGAACTTTAAAGAACACTCATCAAAGGCGTATTTACCTGGCTCTTTAAAGATTTCATATAAAAAGTCTACAAATTCTTGTTTTGTTTCAAATACAGTATAACTCCATTCATCCTCCTCATAACTGTACGTAGGTATTTCCTTATACATAATTTAGAACTTAGGGTGATCTACTAATAAAATTACTGTTCTCCTATCAGAGAAATTCCATGTTACATTTCTCACAACATAGTTATCTTTTCCAATCTTAATCCAGTCATTTTTAGCTGGCACACATGGTAACTCTCTTTGTATGATATGACCATCTGTTATGTGTTCCACCTTGACAATGAATAAGAATTGCTCTGGTTTAGAACTGGTCATACGCGAGGTTTTGACCTCCTCTGACTGTACTTTTTTGTTCTTCCATAAGGTCTTTATACGCTCCTTTAAAAGACCCACGAATTTGCTCAAATTTTGCTGCCGCATTGACAAGTGCTGTAATGTTACCATCTCTACCATGTTGTATTGAAGTGTGCTCCATGTAGGTTGCCAAACGATCCAGCATTGACTTAATACCCATATATGCTCTATATGTAGGTGTCTCATAAAGTTTTTTGCAAAGTTCTAAAGCAATCACAATGTCCTCATCTTCTGTTGAAAATTCTGCATTTAACTGTGTTAATATAAGTTCTTCTTTTTCATGCTCACGCACATCAAAGAAAGGATTAAGATCTGGGTTAGGACATGTCATATAAAACAAGTAGCTGTATATCTTCATGTAATCCTCTGGATACTCATCCATAATACGTTTTAAGAATGCTAGATTATGACAATGCTCTGTTGGCACAATCACATTATTCTGTAAATCAAATAGCTTTACCATTATTTGTGTTTAGAGTAGTTAATTATAGTGTCTTTGTTTTCTTTCATCCAATGAAAAATGGCCATAACTTCTTCTTTCAAATATGGTAGGTCATAAGGAATAACTTCTTTGACAATGGGATCTCCTTGTTCTGTGCGATTTACAATAGGATATCCATACTTGTCTTCACCAATTGTTTCAAATACAATGTGGTGCAATGTAAGTGTTCCTGGTTCCAATTTTGGATTATGTTTTTGGATCATGTACATGTATGCAGATAACTGTAGGGCATAATGAAAGTAGTTACAATCATCCAAATGTGATACAGGTTCTTTCATTTTCTGAGAAATTCCTTCCCAGTTTTTGAATGATTCTGTTTTAATCTCCTTATTAGTCTTGTAATCTAGGATGTGAATTTTACCATGTGCAATTTCAACCAAATCTGACTGACCACAAACGCCTACAGATCTTAGATACACAAGATGCTCAGGGTAGATTCCTGATATAAGCTTTTGTGATGAAGCAATTTTGTAACCTTTCTCATTGGTAAGTGGACTTACTACAGGTAATACTGCTTCATGACGATTGATTGTGTCACATGCAAGTAGATCTTTCTCACGCTGGTCATGATACCATGTACCAAGGTCAGTAGCACGTTTTGCTTCAGCTTTCCATACCTCTTGTATCTCTTCAGGCGTCATGCCAAACCATTTGTTAGTTGGACTATTTTTCTTTGAACTCTTTTTAGAGATGGCTTTAGCATCAAAAGGTTGCTTGAAGAATCCAATCAGTGTGGTAACACTGATCCACTCCATTGTGTCTGATGGATCAATAGAGACGTACTTGTGATTTTCTGGTTGAAATGATAGCATGGTTATTCTTTTATACTGTTAATAATAGCTTCTTCCTCATCTTCAGATGTGATAGCTTTCCAATTATCATTAGGGCATGACGAAGATAAAGATCTCGTTTTAAACGACAACTTGCACCCACATTCACCACAACAAGGTTGTGTACCTGCCATATAGCATTTTGAACCTTCATTATCAATGTGTGGACATGAATTGCAAATAGCCATGCGTGCTTTTGCTATTTCTTCAATATGCTCTTGTTTGAAGACGCTGTTCTTGACTCCTTCAAGAATCTTGCCCTTCTCCTTCCATAGTTTGATTAGACTCATTTTTGTTCAGTTTATAGATTTGTTTTTCTTCTTCTTTTGCCATCTTCTTGACATCTTCTAGGTCTAGCTGTTTCAATGCATGGTTAAATTTTGCAATCTCAGCACGTATGTCTACCATAGATTTGTAATCAGATAATCCTGGTTCAGGATTAGCTTCAAACTTTGCAAGAGCATCAGTGTACTTTTGCAATTTTTCTTCAAGCTTTTTGCGCTTGATGTAGAATGTTCCTAAACTATTTACCCTAACTCTTACCTCCTGCAAAGAACTTAGTTGTTTCTGGACAGCTTTGTAGTAACAAGAAATTACCTCATCTACAGTCTCTGCTGACAAGTTCAGTCTCTCAGCAACTATCTCAGAAATCTGTTTTCTTTTAACTGGTCGCAAGAGCCAAAAATTTATAATCTAACAACACATTACCTTCTTGCACAATAGGCACATCTATCTTTAACTCAATTACCTTCTTATAAGTATCTGACTTTTTGATAAACCCACGCTTCTCAAGCTTAGATAATTTATTCCTTACATTTTGAGATCTTACAGCAAAGTCTTCAGGAGCAATGTCAGGATACGTGGTTTTTACAACAATGTTGCAAAACTTTGTAAGTTCTATTGGTCCATGGACTCCTAAAAGCGCAAGAAGCTCAATGTCTGAATCAATCAGACTTTCCTTCTTAAAGAATACAAACTCAGTTATGACCTGATATTTAACCAGGTCATAATGAGTCAGTCTGTATTTCTTTTCTACTTTAGTTACTTCCATGTGTCAAAAGTGATAGCCTTTACTACATTCATCTGAGCATTAATAATCTCACCAATTGCGTGGTTGATTAAAAATTCTCTGTCTGCAGTAAGTGTTCCATTGGCAATGCTACTCTCACGATGCTTTTCAATCACATCAATAAGATAAGCACATGCACGCTTAACTGTATCAACCTCTTCATTGTTAGAAGGGTTGAAAGTAATACCAACTAATTTCTCGCCACGACTGTGCTGAGAAATTTTTGACATGTCAATTTTCTCTTCATTAACAATGGTTGGTTCTGTTAAAGTTTTTTTTGCTTCTTCTTTCATTACTTTATTTTTAAAAATTGAACAATAACT